GATGGTTGCACCGCAACTCGATGTGCAGCAGCAAGGTGCCCTGATCGCAGCCCAGTCCGGCGAATCTCCGGAGCAATCGGCCAAGTACACCTCGATGGTCCGCAACATCCGAACCGATGGGCAGAGCACCGACGTGGCCGAGATCGGCGCGGCTGTGGCAGCGGCCAAGAGCACCCTCGGTGCCCTGGGCGGTGTCGGTGACCAAGAGCTCGACAGTGCCGCCCGTAAAGCCCTGGACCTGTCGAGGGTGATGGGCATCGACGTCGCCGAGGCCATCCAGATGGTCGGCATCCTGATGAAGAACAAGCTGGCCAGCAACAGTGATGAAGCCTTCGACCTGGTCACAGCAGGGCTTCAAAAGGTTTCAACGCAGATGCGCGGCGAGATCCCCGAAATCCTGCACGAATACTCGACCCACTTCCGCGGTATGGGCTTCAGCGGCACCGAAGCCATGAGTCTGTTGGTAAAGATGGCCGAACAGGGAAAGTTCGCCCTGGACAAGACCGGTGATGCGATCAAGGAGTTCTCGATCCGAGGTTCCGACCTGTCCAAATCCAGCCGCGAGGCCTACGCCTCGATCGGACTGAACGCGGAGAAGATGTCGGCATCGATTGCAAAAGGTGGCCCCGACGCGCGCCAGGCACTGCAAAAGACAGCCAAGAGCCTGTTGGCAATCAAGAACCCGGCCGAGCGTGCTAATGCGGCAATCGCACTGTTCGGCACCCCCATCGAGGATCTGGCGATCGACCAGATCCCGGCCTTCCTCCAAGCCTTGAGCGGCGGTACCGATAGCCTGGGGAACATCGCCGGAGCGGCAAACAACCTGGGCACAACCCTGCGCGACAACCTGGGCGGCGATCTGGACAAGCTCACAGGTGCTTGGGGCTCGCTAATGGGCTCACTAATGGACGGTCAAAACGGCGCGCTGCGCGACCTGGTGCAATCCATCACCGGGGTCATACAGACCGCAAAGACCTGGATCGACGCCAACCCCGAACTGGCTGCCGGCATCGCGAAAGGCGCGGCCGCGGCTGCCGTCCTGGTCGCAGTGATGGGCGCTCTCACATTGGCCATGGCCAGCTTCCTGGGGCCATTCGCCATGGCGCGCTATGGCATGGCCATGTTCAGCGTAAAGGGTGCCAGCATGGTCCCGGTGATCGGCAAACTGATCAGCGTGCTGAGCGGCGGGCTGGTAAGCGCGCTGCGCGTGGTCGGCATTGCAATGTGGGGGCTGGCCGCCAACCCGGTAGTGCTCGCGATCGCAGCAGTGATCGCCGTGATTGCCGGCGCCGGCTACCTCATCTACCGCAACTGGGACCAAGTCAAATCGTTCTTCGCCGCCTCCTGGACGGCGATTCAGGCCACATTCAGCAGTGGGCTGGCCGGGCTGCTCGCTGTGCTGGCCAGCTTCAGCCCCATCAACCTGATCTACCAGGCCTTCGCCGCAGTGATGAGCTACCTGGGCGTCGATATGCCGGCCAAGTTCAGCGAGTTCGGCGGCATGATCGTCAGCGGCCTGATCAACGGGCTGCTGGCTGGCCTGGGTCAGATCCAGGAGGCGATGAGCAACCTGGGCGGCGCGATCATCGGTTGGTTCAAGGAAAAGCTGGGCATCCACAGCCCCTCGCGAGTGTTCGCTGAACTTGGAGGGTTCACCACCGAGGGCCTGGCCCAGGGCCTCGATGCCGGCGCCCAGGCGCCTTTGGAGGCGGTCAACCGCATGGGCCAGCAGTTGACCCAGGCGGGCGCCTTCGACCTCAAGGCCTCGCTGCCTCAACTCGGCGCCGGGCCGAAGGTGGCGGATGTTGCGGCCGGCATCAAGATGGATGACCGTGCGCCAATCGCCGCTGCACCGGCAGCCAGCTACGACAGTCACGATATCTACACCATCAACATCCCAACGTCGCCCGGCATGGATGCCCAGGCGATCGCCCGCGCAGTACGGGCCGAGCTGGCACGCATCGACAGCGAGAAGTCAGCCCGCCAGCGCAGCAAACTATCCGACCTGGAGTAACCCACCATGATGCTTGCCCTGGGCATGTTCGTCTTCAGCCTCCACACCCTCGCCTACCAGGAGATACAGCGGCAGACCGATTGGCGCCACGCCTCGAGCAATCGTGTAGGCGCGCAGCCCGCGCGCCAGTACGTTGGCCGCGGAGATGACGCGATCACCCTGCCCGGCGTGCTGCTGCCCGAACTGGCCGGGGACCTGGTGAGCCTCGACGAACTGAGAGGCATGGCCAACACCGGCAAAGCCTGGCCCCTGGTGGACGGGACGGGTCGGATGCGCGGCCTATACGTAATCGAGGGCCTGAGTGAAACCCAAACGCTGTTCTTCCACGACGGCACGCCCAGGCGCATCGATTTCAGCCTGACCCTGAAGCGCATTGATGAGGGGCGGATCGATCTGATGGACACCACCAGCGCGGGCAACTCGCGCATCTTGAGGGCCATGATGTGACGGAAGAAGAACAGCGGGTAGCCGCCTACGTCGACGACGTGCGCGCCCACCTGCGGCGCGATGCGGCGTATCCGGTACCGGCCTTCCGGCTGACCGTGGACGGGAAGGACATAGCGCGGATGATAAGTCCCCGCTTGATGAGCTTGCAGCTCACAGACAACCGCGGCCTCGAGGCCGACCAGTTGAGCCTGACGCTCAGCGACCACGATGGCCTGCTGGCCATTCCGCCCAAGGGCGCGGTTATCCGGCTGTGGCTGGGCTGGAGCGACACCGGCCTGGTAGACAAGGGTTCGTATACCGTCGATGAGACCGAACACAGCGGCACGCCTGACGTGCTCAGCATCCGCGCTCGATCGGCAGATCTGCGCAACGGCCTGAAGACCAAACGCGAACGCAGCTGGAGCGGCACAACGCTGGCGGAAGTCCTGGGCGATATCGCCGCCGGCAACAGCCTCAAGCCGACCATCGCGGATGCCCTGGGCGCAAAGTCAATCAAGCACCTGGACCAGGCCAACGAGTCGGACGCAAACCTGCTGACGCGCCTGGGTGAGCTCCACGACGCGGTGATCACGGTGAAATCAGGCTGCCTGATGTGCGTGGCAGCCGGCGGCGGCAAGTCGGCCAGCGGCAAGCCCCTGCCCCACATCACGCTCACACGGGCAGACGGTGATGGCCATCGCTTCCTGCAGGCCGACCGCGACAGCTTCGACGGGGTGAAGACCTACTACTACGACGTCGGCAGCACCAAGAAACAGGAAGCTATCGCGGGCGGCGGGGATAAGCTCAAGGATCTACGCCACACATACAGCGATCGCGAATCAGCATTGTGCGCAGCACGATCCGAGTTGAACCGCTTGCAGCGTGGCAGCGCGACCCTCAGCTACAACCTGGCCAAGGGCCGGCCAGACCTGATCCCGGAACTTACCTACACACTGCGTGGGATAAAGCCCGAGATCGATTCAATAATCTGGTATGGCGGCAACGTGCAGCACAGCCTGACCGCTGACGCGGGCTACTCAATGAGCCTTGAGCTTGAGAGTAAGTTACCGGAGGATGCAGTCGACGGCCTGTACGAGGAGCCGAAGGGTGGGAAATACACGGGAGTGGCGGCATTCTACCGGGACAAGAGCACCGGGAAGGAAACGGTCATTGTGGCAGGCGGTTCCGCGACGCCAAAGCGAATCAAGCGATTGTTCGATACGAAAGATTCAGCCAAAAAAGCGGCTGACAAAGAATGGGAAAATCTGGAATCTGAAAATTCATAAATCGAAAAACCCGGTACATGACCGGGTTCATTTTCGCTAACCTTCAAGTTTATTAAGATTGCTGTAAGAAGGGGGTTTTGAAAAAGATATTTTAGAAAGGGAGCCCACAACCTTTTCAAGGGCTTCATTTTCAGCCATAATCAAAGCCGGCTCATAGTTTCCTGCACGACCGGCATATGCACTCACCAAATTATAAATCTCTAAAACATCAATCATGCACGCAATCAAACAAAAGCGGTCGTCAAAAATACTTGAAACATTAAACACTTGAGGCGAACCATCTTTCTTCTTATACCTAACAACCTTACATTTACCGTACCCCACTCGCAAAGACCTGACCAAGTCTCGCAGAGCATCGACACACTCCACGATATCGAATTCATCCTTCGATCTCGCCAGCTCCGCAAGCAAACGACTTACTTTTTCATCATACCCTTTCATTACTACTTCATCACAGCTACCAACCCAAGAGGGATTATTAAATCCGCTACCTGGAAAAAGTTTATTGTAGACAGTGGGAGATTCAAAATAGACCCCTCGATCAATTGCCGCATTTGATTGAGCACAGTGATCACTAATTAGCTTATCAAAACCTTCGCGATGCTTTAAGTAATTCCCAAAACGATTATTTAATTGCACCTCATCTAACTGCCTAGAAGCGTATTCTATTTGAACAGCCGCCTCCTTAGAGCGTTGAATTGCAGCAACCAATGCGACTAAAGGCAAGCAAAGCCCTGCGATCGCTATAGGGAATTTATAAATAGTAAAAAATGTTTGTACACATACCGACTGAAAACATAAAGACATAAAGCCTTCATTGAAGGCGATAAGAGCCCCGAGCGCCGCAGCCGAAACTAGCGGTACAGCCAGAGACAATCTAAATTCACACGTTTCCGCTAAATGCTTATGTTTCACACTCACCTCAGACCCAGCCGAAAAGGCAAGTTCCAACCATTGGAAGCTTGCCCGAAATTTAAAATTTACCGCCTGCAGCCCCATCCAGGCTTTAGCTTACAGAGAATCGTCACAAGCGATCTTGCTGCTCATAAGCCTCAAGTATCAGAAGAATATGCTGTCGCTGTGCCGCCTTCCTCCGGCAAAACAGCCATACCAAACGAACAAGGTCCTTCAATCCAACGGTCTTGCTATCCAGCATAGATACTCCAGATCGAGCGCTCAGCGCCATCATGGCACTGGACAAAACGCTCAGGAGCTACCCATTTACCTGCTGTTTTCGTGTGTCATCGGTCAAGGGGAAAATATTTATCCTCGCTCGACCTCAACAACTACAGCGCTGAGCATTATCTCTCGCCCACTGTTTTGGGCTGACAATTTCACCAGTCCCACAGCCCATGAGGTCGCCCATGATACGATCGATGCGGAAGGTACGTTCTGCCTGACGGTTGTGGCACTCACCTTTGATATAGGATCCAGTCACGGAATAGACAGTGACAGTCCTGAACGAGATATCGCCTTCATCCTCGTACATGAATTCAACCTCCCCCCATGCTCCAACAAGTGCGGATAGCACGCGTCGATTTTCGAGCTGGCTTACTGGGCTTGGGATTGAACACAGAGAAGAGGACTTCGGTTCGCTATTTGGAGGTTTCGGCTTACCACAGTTCAGCGCCTTTCTCTGCTCTTTGGAAAGCGGCTCGGGCCTGACGTAAAGCTCAAGCTTGACATCAGTCCGCTCCTGCAGGT